TCGAGGGTGTTGGATCCGTTGCCCTGAATCACGGTGTCCATGAAATCGGCGAAGGCTTTGGGGGCGATGGACTTCGTCAGCGTCGCAAAGTCTTCAATCGCCTTCTCGTCGGAGTCGGTGGCGTACTCGGCTTCCCGAGTGTAGGACCACGCCATCACGAGGGTGGTGGTGGTCACCTGGCCGGGAATCGTGATCGGGCCGGAGCCGAGGCCGAGATCGCCGCCGTCGAGGTTGCCGACGCGGGGCTTGCCGCCACGGGTAGGCATCGTCGGGATGCGGGCAAGGCGGGTGGAGACTTCTTTGGTCTGGGTGGTCTTGAACCGCTTCCAGAGGGTGGAAGAAGAAAGTGCAAGGTCTTCCAGCTCTGGCCGCACGTACTCCTGTTGGAGCGCTAGTGTTTGGTCTACGGATGCGATAGGCATCGAATTCTCCTGAGAGAGTTTTCGCCGTGGTCGCGCCCGTTAGAAGTGGGCCGCTTTGGTTTGCGCCGAGAGCGGGTGTTGTGAGCGCATGGAGTGTGCGTGGTTTGAGGGTTTCCGTTCCCTTCCACTCCGAACGCTTTGATTGCGACAATCTTACATCACTGTGTCAAGGCGGATTTCACCTTCCATTTGAAGAGACCTTTTTCACCGCGCAGATACGCTTCGCCGCGATTCAACATCGCGTTCGAGGTCCGCATGAAGTCCACTTGTTTGCCGACGGACTTTGGGGAACTGGAGAGCCACTGGACGGAACCATCGACGGTGGTTCGGCTCGTTGTGACCGCGCGCGTGCCATTTCCGTTCCCATTGGTGCTCGTCCTCGCCGTGGCCGCCGCCGTCCGCTTGTCAATGACGGCGTTCGTGTGGCGAGCGACGATGGAGGGCAGCAACTTCTTCCCCTCGCTCTCCGCGCGGTCGTTGTAAGCGCGTTGGTTCTTGTTGCGGAGATATCCACGCATCGCGTCGCCGTAGTTGCGGTTCGCGGCGAGACGAGTCTCGAATTCCTCACGAACGGCGGATTTGATCTCGGATTTCTCGGCTTCGGTGAGCGTGACTTTGCGCGCAGCGGCGGCGCGGGTCATTTCGGCGTCGCGGAGCTTGATATTTGCCCCTCCTGCCGTCTGGTTCCACTCCATTCGCAGCACATTCTGCTCTCGCGCGTCCAAATCGCCGCTTTGAGTACCGTTCTGGGTTCCATTCTGCGCCGGAGAGAGTGTGGGAGCGCCGATTTGCTTCGCCGCCAGTGTTTTCAGGCCGCCGAAGGTGCTGTAGACCTTCTGAAGGGCGTCGATGAACTGATTTTTGCCGGGAAAGTCGGGGATGGAGGGCAAAAAGGCGTCGAGAAGGGCGAAATTCACGTCCATTCCCTGCGATTGCAGGTAGTTGGTGGCCGATTTCGCGACGTAGTTGGAAAATCGTTCGTTGTCCAGCTCCGCGAGCCGATCCATTGCCTGCGGGACGAGGGATTTGAAGCTCTCGGGGTTGTCGGTGACCATTTCGTCCAGTAGACGGGGCGCGCCGGATTGAATATCCGAGAGAATGGCTTGGAGTTGCTCCCGGTCGCCGCGAACGGTCGCCACGAGGTCTTCCGGGGTGAGCGTCTCCTCTCCCTCGAACGCGAGTTGGGAGTACGCCTCGCGCTGGGATTGGTAGGCGGCGAAGTCCCCTCCGCTCGCCTCATCCGCCTTGGCCGCGATGTGGATCGCATTGCGGAGAGAGCGCTGTTCGGCGGGAGAGAGGCCAGCAGCGCGCAATTTCTCCTTCACCGCGCGGTAGAGTTCAGCGCCGCGGAGGTGGCCGGTTTCGCCAGATTGTGGAGAGTCGCCATTGTCGATTGTGGAAGTGTCGGTTGAAGTATCTTCCGCTCCGGTTGAAGTGACGGTTGAGGTGTCAGTGGACCCCGTGTCGATTGCGCCAGTGTCTACTGACGGTGCGTCTAAAACTGCTTCGTCGGGCATGCTCTCTCCTTAGGTTGTGGCAACGCCCGCCGCGCCGGGAGGTTGGGCGACGGGCGCTTTGGCGTTCAGTGGCGTTTTGTGGGGCGGTGGGGCGGCTTGGGGCGGAGGTGCGGGTGGTGTTTGGAATGGCTGCGGCATCGCTCCCATCAGGGCGTGCATCTGGGCGTGGAGGCGGACGTTCTGCACGCCGTCGGGATTGCCAGCGCCATCCTGCCCGCCCGAGATGATCTCGCGATAGCAATCTTCGCTCGAAAGATATTCCTGGCACCGCTTGTACTCCCACATGTGGTAGTCCTCCTGCTCAGGGACGATGGAGGGTTTCTGAGGCGGCGGGGGTTGATACGGCGGTGGGGGCATCCCGGTCGCCTGCGCCTGGAGGGTCATCGAGGCGTGCTGGATATTGTATTGCTGAATGGCGGCGGAGTTGTCCTCGGGAGCCTCCCGCAAAAGGAGATCAATTTCGCGGGTCTGCTTGCGGTAGGCCACGGCGGGAACGAGGGTGAAATCCGTCATCCCCTTCACGCGCAGAATCTCCTCCCAGTTGTCGGGGGAGGAGAGCAGTTCCATTCCGATGGGCGTAGGCATGATCAGCGGGAGGGTGGCGTCCAAGTTGGCCCGCTGTGCGCCGGTGGAATCGGGGAAGGTGGAATCCTGGTCAGGAGAAGTATGGAACGATCCGCGCGTCAACTTCTCAAGGCGAATCGTCACCGTCTGTTTGTCCCCCGTCGCGACCACGATCTCCTGTTCGTGGTCGGGGTTCTTGGCGGCGAGAAGGGCGGATTTCTTCGCGATGCCGCAGAAGACGCGAATGACGGCTCCCCACGTTGGGCCAAGGATGCCGATGGATTGGGTTTTGTCCATCGCGCGCTGAGAGGCGGTTTCGTCGTGCGGGCCGGCGACGCCTTCGAGCGCCGGGGACGCGCCGGTGATGTCCTGGGAGAGTGGTCCGCGATATTCCTCCATGCAGTCCACGAAGGATTCCGGGACGGCCATGTCGGGCTCGCGGAAGAAGGATTGGGCGAGCGGGACTTCCGGGCCGCCTAAGGGATTTTTGATGAGATTGAATTGGGCGGGCCGGGACTGCTGGTCGATGATCGCGTCGTAATCCTCCGAATCCCCCTTGAAATGGGTCATCGGCCAGCCTTTTTCGTAGTACTCGCGCTCCGAGTTCTTGAAGTCGTTGAAACCGTCCTGAACGATCTTCATCGGCTCCATCAGAGCGCCGCCGGTGAGGGAGTCCCGTTTCTCACTCATCACGATGTCGATGCAATCGTCCATCGATTCGGGAGTCGCCTCGCTCAACTCCTTCCCGAGGTACTTCAGATGGACACCTTCGGGGAACAAGGTGAGCAAAAAGGCGCGGATGGAGGTATCGCCGTTCTCGTCGCCTTCGAACGGTTCCATAATCGGCTGTTCCGCTTCCTCGTCCCACCCCGTCGGCCCGGTGTACTGCGCGTCGCAGCTGGTGGAGTTGAAGGCAGCGGGGCGGAGGAAGCAGTGCTGTTCCGTGATGAGGTGGCCGATGGTGGTGTTGAGAACGGCGGCTCCCTTACGCGCCTGCCGCACGCCGAGACGGGCGTAGCGTTTCCATTCGCTCTCGCCGGGGCCGGATTCACCACCCGCAATCTCCCACACCCCATCTTTCTTCAGCCACGGATTCTCCTCCTTGGCCTTCAGGATGTGCACATCGCGGTAGACGTAGGCGTAGATCGCATCTTCCTGACGGCGACAGAGAATGGGGACCGTGGATTCGAGGGTGCCGAAGATTTCGGCGGTCTCCATCGTGCGCGGTTCGCCTTGGTCGTTGAGTCCCCACTTCTGGCGGTCGGCTTTCTGGAACGTCCACGCCACCACGCGGCCCGAGAGTTCAAAGAATCGCGTCACGGACTGCTGCAAGTCCGCCATGTCGTTTTTCTGTTTGAAGAGTTCCCAGTACCCCTCCGCCGTTTCCCCGGCTTCTAAGTCCTCCGCGCGATTGGGCTTGTCGGGCTGGAAGTCGATGCCGGGGGGATTTTGCGTCAACACGCTGTCAATCGTGCGGCGACGCGCGCGGAAAATGTTGTACGCACCAAGGTACTCGCTGCACTGAACGTCACCGTTCCCGATATTCACCGCCCCGCCCGCTTCACCAATCTGATAAACGCCCGTCGCGTAGTTGGGGTAAAAATGCTGCACCCCGTCGTCGTAGAAGCGGAGGGCGCGGTCGGTCAGGTCCTCAATCCGCCGATCGTACATCTCCTCGTTCTGGAATTCCTTCACGATGGAGGTCAGGATGGACTTCAATGCGTCGGGGAGGTGGCGGTTTTTCTCGCCGAAGGAAGGGGGTTCAGGGTCCGGCATCTCCGGCGTGACGGGCGCGCCGCCAGTGAGTTGTTCCAGCAACTCTTGTCCGGGATCGAGCGGTGGGGCGGCTGCCATCAGTTCACCAACCCCACTTTATGCAGATTCCGCACGTGACTCGCTGCGGTGTCCACTTCCATCTGCCGGTCGAGAATCGCGGCGAACATCTTGGCGAAGAGAGCGCAGCAGAACGGGCGGTCGATGAGGTTGATGCGGTATTCGCGGTCTCGTCTGCCGTCTGAAGAGGGAATCGCGCAGTACGGACAGCGCATGAAGTCCTGCTCGTTGTTGCGGAGCTTCCAGTACTCCTTCTCCATGAAGGTGATTTTGCGCTTGGATTCCGCCTCCAACTCCGCCTTCCGCTCGGGGGATAAATCAACGGGGCGATCTGGTGCCGTCTGCATCCCGGAAGGGAGCGTAGGAACCACATTTCCATCTGTGCCGCGCATGAGTTCGCGGGTCTGCCCGTTACCGTCATCACGGGTCGTTCCCAGATCGTCTTTTCCCACTTTACCCTCTCTTGGAATACAACTTCGATTCCCCGATGCTTGGATAACGGCGGTGAACCGCGCCCCGGACCTTGGCCTTTTCCGCTTCCGATCCGTGCTGCGAGACGCGGGCCAGAGCGTTACGCGCATGGGAGGCGTCTTCGATGGGATACCTCCGTCCAGGGAGGGCGAACGAGCCGGAAGGAATGGCGTTACGTGTTTTCGCCGTAAGCTTACCCATCGACCGGGACCGCCTCTCCCGCGAAATATCCCCCCTTGGGATAGGTGGAAGGGTTAGGGAAGAACGCGGGCTTCCCGGTTCCGTTGGAGTAGAAGAAGTTCCCATTGGTTCCCTTCACCTGCTTGGCCATCACGACGCCGCCGGCGGGAAGATCGGATTGGGTCGCCTTCGTTCCCCGCCAGGATCCATCCCAGATGACCGTCTTTTTCGGCTTCGGAGCCACCACGGGGGCGGCAGCGGGGGTCGGGGGTTTGTTGAGATCATCGACCATACACTTTCTTTCCTTTCTTCTCCGGGAGGCCCTTGCGGGGAGTCGCGGCGAAGTCGTGGAGGGTCTGGTGGCTTAGACCGGCCAGACCCTTGTTTTTGGAGTACAGCTTTCCGGGCGCGTGTTCTGCAATTGCGAACAGACGTTGCTGCGATTGCGACCGAGCCGGCATCTCTTCCCTTTAGTAAAGAACGTGCGTTGTGGAAGTGTAGACGGAGCCCGCCGCCGCGCCGTAGGAGAAGACGCCGGGAATGCCGGAGTAGTCCAGGACGGCGACTGCGGTAGAGAGGGATTTGAACGTCACCAACGCCGTGAGGCCCGCCGCGTGACCGCCGAGGAGAGCGAACCAGGCGGGGGTGAGGGCGACGAGACCGCCGCCGCGCGAGGTGGCGAGAGAAGCGGCTTCCTGAAGGCCGTAACTGGCGCTGAAGACCGGCTCGCCGGTGCCGTGGGCGTTGGCGAAGGTCGCGGTGATGTTCACGTTGCCGAACTGGTCATACGAAACGGCAGTGGGCGTGACGGTCTCGGAGTTCGAATCCCCGCCGATGGTGATGGGGCAGGAGGTGTTGATGAGAATCGGCAGGCCGTTGGGGGTGGTGGGAAGCGGTGCCTTGACGACGATGGTGCCCGCGCCCGTGACGTTGGGGCCGGAGGTGGTGACGAGGGCGTAGTTGAAGTCGATTGCGGTGTAGATCGGGGGCGTGGCGGCCATGATAGCTCCTTTAGAGTCCTACAGAGGTGATTCCTTCGTGATTTGTCGTGCGGTGGGCGTTAGATCCCGCCGTAGGTTGGTTCGTGTTCCTGCATCCCGTCGGCTTCCTGACCTTGGTCGCCCATCGCATTTCCGCCCTGCATCATGGCGTCCAGCGACTCGTGCGGATCGCCCTCGTGGGGTTCGTGCGTGCCGTCCTCGTGCACGGTGTGCGAATGCGCTTCCATCCCGTCGTGATGGGTGACGTGGTGCGCATCGCCGCCACTCAAGTGATGTCCAATATGTGCCATCAGGTGCTTGTGGTCGGGGTGGTGGGTTTCCTCACCGCCGTGAAGCTGTGAGGTGTGTGAGCCGTCGGCATGATGCGTAATGGTGCTCGTGCCCTCCTCTCCGCCCCGCTCGTCCGGCTTCGATTCCCCGCCCGTCATCCCTTTCGGCGTGGACTTCTGCGCGCCCTTCTGCTCGTCGGGTGCTTTCGACATTCGCCCCAGACCCTTCCGCATCTCTTCAGCCATTGGAGTTCTCCTTCAGAATTTCGGAATTCGGTTTCTCCCGCAACCCGTCCCACGTCGCCGCGTTTACCTGATTGTTCAGCCGCGTGAGCTGCGCCCCCGACATGGGACGTTCGGTCTCAGTCTGCGCTACCTTCCCGCGCGGCGTCAATGCTTTTTCCTTCAGCCGGTCGAGGAGGTGGGCGTAATTGGCCTCCGCCACGGCGAGGGACACGTTGCATGCTTCGAGCATATCCGCGTGGAGCGCACGCTCTTTGCGCCGCTGGAAGAACTGAATCGCGATGATTCCTATCAGGATCAGAATCGCCAGAGTGTCGATCATCGGAAACTCCCCTTTCGGCTGTGTCTTTCCCCCTGTCGCGAGAGTTCCATCTTCTTGAACTGGATTGCCATCTCCGTCATGCTCAGCCCGTGCTGCTCCATCTCCAGCCGTCTCTCCGCCGCCATCACGGGGAACGGGGTTACTTTAGCACGCAAGGCGCTCTTGAGTCCGTACCGTACCATATCGAGCACATCGTCCGCCTTCGTCGGGAGCTTGATGATGTCCTCGTGCTTGCCCGCGTGGATGTCGTCGCGGATGGCCATGGGGATGGACTCGATGACATCTTGGCACTGAGAGGAGATGAACAGTAACGGCGTGGCGAGGGAATATCCGCCACTGTCATCGCCGTCGTAATCCTCGCTTGTGCGCGTGGGATTCATCTTCCCTTCCAACACGTCACTCGTCTTCTTCATCATCGCGTACATGTAACGCCACCCGCCGATTCTTCCATCGTCCGCACGTTCGGGGGATGGGAACGTCACCGTCAATTCCTTCGTTCCCTGGGTAACGGTTTGGGGTCGCGTGAGTTCCGCCGTCGCTTCCTCCGCGACGCTGTGCCCATGCGATTCTCTTTGCCATGCATCGGGAGAAAGGAAGTAACGATGCAGTGTCCGCGCTTCCTCCACTGAGGTCAACTTGCGCGCTTTGCGGATGAGTTCGTTCGCTTCCACCTCACTCTCGACGAGGTTGCGGTAAATCACTACCACCGTGACCGCTTCGGGTATCTCCACCCCAAACACTTCATGGAATAGCTTCGGGGAGACTTTCCCCGTCGTGAACCATCCCAACGCTGCGTGATGCACGAAGCCGTCGTCGTGCGCCATCCAGCGAGCCCACCACGATTGAATGAGGTTCGCCTCCTGCTGCGCCGTCAGGATCAGCTTCGATTCGTCCCACACTCCCGCGAAGTACTGACCCGCAAAGCTGTCAAAGCTGCCAAGAAGGTGACCAGCGCGTAGGCTAGGCGGCAGAGCATTGAGTTTCTGCCCCTCGGCGGTGCGATGGATAAAGAGATGAAAACGGCAGCAGACATAGCCAGATTCCCGATCACCGCTATCGCCTTGAGGGCACGGTTCACTCGATTTGACGCCATCGGGGAGGGCATAGAATTCCTTTGGACTCAAACCACATGACTCGAACCACACGTAATTGTCCCATCCGAACAGATGGGTAAAGCTGTAATTGGCCGGGTTCTCATTCGCGTTATATCTCCGCTGGTGGAAGATGCGCCTTAGGAATTCGGTGCCGATTCCGCCCGGATTGAAGAACAATCCCAGCTTGCAATCGTTCATCGGGGCGCCGGGCCAGCGGCAGGCGCTCCTCATGATGGTCAGCTCATGCTCGGTGAACTGTTCCGCTTGGTCCACGAACACGTCATACCATTCCGGGCCCCACATTCCTTGATCCACTGCGGCTTTGTTCTCATAGTAGCGGAAGCAGAGGCGGGACTTGTTGGGCAATCGAAATTCGTTATCCGTCGCACGCCAGTAGGGGATGAGGTCGGGAAATTCCGCGAAGTACTTCTGAATGTGATTCTCGTTCACATCCTTGTACGTGCGGCGCACGATGACGCCGGCGGTACCAGCTTTCTCCAAACGCCTTGCAAGCATGATGCGACGGAGACCGCCAGACTTTCCTCCTGCACGCGCTCCGCCACCAGCAACCCATGTTGCCGCGTCAATACCCGTTGCGTTGATTAACTTGTCAATTGCGGTTTGCTTGGGTTGTAAGCGAAGATGGAGTTTCTTGAGCGGCTGTTCTAGCGGCACAGGTAGAGACTTCCCGTTGTCGGCGCGACGCTGAAGTTGCAGCGGACGAATGGGCCGATGCAATCGAATACGACAGCAGCGCCGGCGGCCGCAGTCACAGTTGCAGTCAATGCAACGTAATTCGCATTCGCATCCACTGCAGCGACTTGAACGGTCGCGGTTTGATTAGTGTTGTTCACCAAAGTGAGTTTGGATGTCGCATTCGGTTGCGCGGCGCATGAGACTTGGATGGTGTTCGTAATCCCGCTATCAGTCGCCGCGTTGTTCACTAATGCAATGTTGTTTCCAGGTGAGATGAAGACTGGTGAATGTGCGGGGTATGCAGGCATTGTTATTCCTCGTCGTCCAGAATGGAATCCTTGATAAACATCACAGAGCCTGTGTGATTGTGATTGTGATCCTGATTATCGCGCCAATCTTTACTCTGACGATTCTTCAGCCAGAAAATCATTGCCGTTGTATCTCCCTCGCGTGCTTTCTGAAAGAGTGAGCGAACGATAGCGGAATCACAAACTTCTTTGGAATCTTTTAAGGCGTTGCAGAATTCCGGGTAACGATGTTTCCAGCGATACAAAGTTGTGCGGTCAATTCCAAGAGAATGAGCAATTTCCGCGTCTGTTGCACCAGAAAGCGCAAGTTCCGTGACATCGGGAAGAATTGCAACATCGTATTCGCTTGGTCTTCCGCCGGGCATCTCGCATTAGAGCATATATCAATGTGTCAAGTGGGGATAGTTCAAACAGGTTATATTTTGTTCTTGACATCCCTCGGAGATGGGCGTAATGTCGTGATTGTGGGAGGGAATTGAGATGAACATTCAAGAGTTGAAACTTTCGACAGTACTTGCGCTAAACGGACGGAGTGATTTGCAATTTGTTCTCTGATTCGCAGGATACAGCGGCTATTCGCTTTGACTTCGGTCCCAATTGGATTGGCTTCGAATATGACTCCTACTTTGTTCGCGTTGAAGATGGCGAATACAAAGAGGTTTGGGCCATGTCGGGAATCGTGCCTTACAAGAGCAAGCTAGTTGCGCGGGTTGGATAACCACAACAATTTGTAGTGGATAGGGAGGGAATGAGAGATGACAGAGACACAGGAAGTCCATGACGAGACGATGACAGCAACCAATAAGTATGGCGAGATTGTGGGATTTCATGGTCCCGTCTGTGCAACTTGCCATCAGCGCATCGCGCAGCCAGTAATCAACCCCACGCCACTTGAGAATATCTGCAAGCACTGCGCCGATTGTGCCTAAGTGCATACATGCACCTGAGAGGAGAGGAAACACACAATGGCAAGGAACAAGCGCACACCGAAAGTTTGGATTGATGGGCGAGAAACTGACGTAATTTCACTGTCTGATGCCGCTCGTGAACTGTTGGCACATTTAGAGGAGTTTTGTGAATTTCCGCAAAACTTACAAGAACGGAAGCTCTCAAATCAGCTTTATGCCGCTATCGCCATCGCGGAGCACAACTCCTAAACCCTCAACCGCACCACCCAACAGAAGCCGATACCAACGGCTATGGAGAGATGAAAATGACACACGAAGAGATGAACCACGAATTGACCGCCAATGGAATCAAGTTCTCGCGCAAGGATTACATGAACGGGATTTGCAGTCACGATGAGTATTACTCTCAGTTTGTGACCGATGGCGTCATTCGGACACTTGAGCGGCACATCGGCAAGGCCGAGATTGAAGACTCCACTGATCCACACTTCAATGATATCCCTCTGGGCAGATGGGATGCTCTCGCTCTTCTGGTGCCTCAGCGCCTAATATCCGTCTCCAATGTCTCGACCCAAGCGGACGGTTCCAGCCCCTCCATTAGTCTGTCGGATCGGGTTTGCATCCTCAAGGCAGCAGCGAAAATCATTCGCGACCGCGCAAAGGCTTAGCCTCCCCCGCGCCGTCTCCACGGCAAGCGGAGCGTTAGGGACTGGTAATCCCTTCAGCCAGGGTACGGAAGCTCTGGCACCATGCACCTGAGAAATGAAGGAGATGAGAGAGATGACAACTGAGCGCGAATACTACCTCGCAGGCTTCAAGGCCGGCGAAACTGCACACACGAAAGAAAGTGCATTCGAAGTGGCTTCCAAAGCTTCTATGCAGTCTCTTTCGGGCCTTTATTGGCTTGGATACTGGGATAGCCTGTGCGGAAATCGCTCATTGCTTGGACTGAACAGCCCCAAATTCAACATTGAAAAGGAGTCTTCCCTATGCAATTCACACCAATAGCAGCGCCCAAAACCCACTATGTGCTTCAAGTTCGTTACAAGGACGGCACAGGCCACACCTATACCGACTTGTCCCGCTCCAAAGTTGCGGAGCTTGCCGCGAGGCAGTTTGCTTTAGGGCTCGACAGGCCCGAAGAGATTCACATCACAACAACTCGGGAGGAATCATGCAGTTCACACCGTGCGTAATTTGCGGCAAGTCCACTAAGGTCTATGGCTATACCTATGGCGCATGTGATGCGTGCGCGAAAAAGGCTATTCAGCTCGCGAAGGGAAAATCATGCAATTCACACTGACGATTGAACTCATCAACGGCTTGGACGAAGAAGTGGTGATGAAGGGTCCGCTTGAATTGGACTGCAACGGCTTTGTCTACCGCCCGTTCGCGGAGCATCGCCTAAGGGTTGGCTCATGGCAAGTACGGGAGACGCCATCACCCACGGTAGAAGCCGTCACAATCGCGCTCTAAAGCCCCTCAGTGCCTCCAGACGGCGAAGGGGAAGGACCAACCGCCAAAGAGGAGCGACAAGAGCGCCACGAGGCAAATGAGCGCGAATACGACCCGGATGGCGACGGCGAACGGGGGCGGGACGGGGATCATGGAGAGAATCCACCAGATAACCCAGAGGATGAGGCCCAGGATGATAAGCGAGATTAGAAGTGAAATGAGTGCTGGCATTCGGTACCTCGAAGGGAGACGGAGTTTATGACGATTGGGGATATCCAAAGGATGTTCCATTTTCTGAAGTTTTTGGTGCCCGGGCTGATTGTGGTCTGGGTGGTGATTATGGCCGTGCTGGCAAGGAAGGGGGTGATTCGATGACACGACGCACAATGCAATGGATTGCGGACAGACGCGAAATGGTGGTGCTTCCGCTGGGGATTGCGGTATGGGGAGCTGTCGCGCTGACGACGGCGGCCGTTTATTTCGTGAGTCGATACTAAGGGCGAGTTACTTTCGCCTTCCCTTCCCTTTGTCTCATATCTCACATCTTTTTTGCCTTTTGCTCACTTCTGTACTTTTCGTCAAGCTAACTTGTCACTAAGTACATCTTATATATTCTTCTATATAGATAAGAGAATATGAGACAAATCACAACAACCTACGAACTGTCATGGAGTTAGGGTGTCTCACATGTTGTCTCGCATCTCCAAAAAGGTCTGAGACAATTCCTCAGATGTGAGACGGTTTAGTCTCACACTCTCAGACCTATGGAGGGCACCTGCGTCAGGGTGTGAGACAGCATATAAGCGGGTCCGGACCCCCTCGACGCGGACCTGATTTCCGCCGTAAAGTTCCGTCAGCCGGCGGCCAATTTTGATCTTGAATTGATGCGGACGATCCTTCGTGCGGGGGGCATAGGTCTGGTATCGCTGCCAGAGGTCTTCAAGGGACGTGACGAAGGTAGTATCTAAGTTGAGTCCATTGATAAATTCATCCCACCAGCATTCGAGGTCGTCTCGGTTGGCCGCGATCATCGCCTTGCGTGCGGCGGTCTGAGGAGCCGGGCCGGACGGGGTGAAGGGCTTGCCGGTGGCGGCGAGTGGGGCGCTCAGGTCGATCTTTAGCAGATGGTCGAGGATGGCCGCGTAGCCGCCATTGTGGAGCCAGGGGAGGAATGTGCCGTGGACGTAGGCAGCGTCGAGTTTTACGTCCGCGAGTTTGTGGACGAAGAAGCGGCGGTCCGTGTCGTCGAGGAAGAAGGCGTTTTCGCGGTTGGAGGTGAAGAAGTAGTTGATGCAGTCGGGGAGGGTGTAGTGGGGGGTGTTCTTGGTGTTGATCGTGACGAATTTGCGGGTGATGACGGACTTGAGGAGATCCGCTTGTTTCTGCGCGTTCGATCCCTTGATCTCCTCGCCCATCACGAATTGCTTGCGCGCCGCCCAGAAGTTGAAATTCCCGTGTAGCTCCCCCTCGTTGATTTCAGCGAAATTGTGCTGGCCGAATAGCTCGGCCATGATGTAGCCGAAGAGGGATTTGCCGGTGCCCGTTTCACTGGACCAGAAAACGACGGCGGAGTGGAGCTTGGTTCCGGGGTGTTGAAACTGGTACGCAAGCCATGCGAGGAGCCAGTCGCGGTGCGTGGAGTCCGATTGGAAGATGTGATCGAGGTAGGAAAGCCACGGGGTGATATCTCCCTTGGCCGGGGTGACCTTGGAGGGTAGCCAGGTGTTGAGAGCGTCGGGGAGGAATTGCGGCCGGCCAGGGACGTAGGTCAATCGTTTGACCTCACGCCGCGTTGGAGAGGCCATCCAGAGATTTGCCACGGGCTGCTTATCCACGCGCCGGTTGGAGCACACGGTCTGGCAGAATTCGCCCCGCGAGTAGATGTGGATTTCGGGATCGTCCGGGGTGGGGATCACCGCTATCCCCGGCAATCGGGAGACGATGCAGAACTCGCGATTCATGCGTTCGAGCGCCACGTTGAGCGAGATGGGCATCTCCGCGACGGGGGCGGTCTTCTTACCTTTTGGCGTTACTTGCTGTGCTGTGGTATCGTTTGGCATATAGAGGCTCCTTTGGGCCTTTCTGGTTGGGAGACCGGAGAAATTGAACCCCCGTTGACGCGGGGGTTTTCCTTTTACGTGGAGTTGGGGCGGGAATTCATCACGCCATTATAAGTCCGATTTCGCGCGGCGCTTGCGCTGATATTCGCGGTTGTACCTGCGGATCTCGGCGCGGTATTCCTCGGACCGCCGGCGATGTGCAGCTTCCTTCCGACGAATGGCGAGATACTTCTTTTTGCACTTCCGGCACATCAGCTTGGGGAATGCGCTCGGACAGTGCCAGGTTGGTTTGCGTCCCATTTCACCACCATAGTCGCCACTGTCCGAGTCGTCAAGGATGAAAAATAATTGAATTTAGTGCTTGACACATTCTACGCGTGAGGCGTACTGTCATTCTCACTGGAGGCCCTATGAAGTTCGGCTTGCTGGACAAGAGCGATGTTCTGGAAATGATCGAATCGCGTGCGTGGTGGATTTTCGTCGGCACCCATTCCGCTATTGATGAAATAGACAAGAAGTTCTACCACAAAGCGGAAGGCACCTTCATGACAATCTGGGGACCGCCCGTAGGTCCCTTCGCAAAAGCGTTCCCGGATTGCCGCATCCTGGTGCTGAACTTCGCCAAAAAGGAGTACATGACGAAGGAACAGTTGATGGATTTCGTCAACAACCATCCGGATCGTGTCGGGCTTCCGCCAATGGTGGCGAATGACAAACAGGACATTGTGTTTCTAACGGATGAAGAAGAATTGAGAGAGGAGTGATTTATGTATGTAATTGTGAGAGAAAACGACGCCA